CAAGCACGGTATGGGGCCGTCTGAAGGACTGTCCGATCGAGGAGGTGACGGTCAAGAATCTGAGCTCGAGCGCTCTCGGCAACAACGAGCTCAAGATGACCCCCATGAAGGGTCGGTACGTCTTTGACCTGTTTCAGGATGTGAAGCGCGAGCACAAGCTCGAGAGTTACTCTTTGAACAACGTCTCGAAGCACTTTCTGAAGGATCAGAAGAACGACATGCCGGTCAAGGAGATTTTCAGCCGGTACAAGGAAGGCGACCCGACCCGACTCGGTGAGGTTGCTCAGTACTGTCTGAAGGACACGGAGCTGCCGCACGCACTCATGGAGAAGCTGTGCCAGATCCAGAACCAGGTTGAGATGGCCAAGGCGTGTTGGGTCCCGCTTGCGTTTCTGAGCGAGCGGGGTCAGCAAATCAAGGTGTTTAGCCAGATGGCGTACAAGGCCCGTCAGCTCAACTTCATCATCCCGACGTTCCGCGGAGGGCCACCTGGTGCAGGTGGCGCCGATGACGGGTACCAGGGCGCGACGGTTCTCGATGCGCAGACGGGAGCTTACTACGGCCCGATCACTGCGCTCGACTTTGCGAGTCTGTATCCGAGCATCATGTGCGCTGAGAATCTGTGCTATTCGACGCTCGTCATGGATGAACGGTACGACAACCTTCCCGGGGTGACTTATGAGCAGTTCGGGCCGCACCGCTTCGCCCAGACGTCGGGAGAGAAACCCGTGGTTTCCCTCCTGCCTACCATCCTCATGGACCTCAAGGCGTTCCGCAAAAAGGCCAAGAAGCTCATGGCGGCTGCAGAAGGGACGCCTATGGAGGCGGTCTATAACGGTCAGCAATTGGCCTACAAAATTAGTATGAACTCGATTTACGGATTTACCGGCGCCTCCAAGGGTATGCTTCCGCTCGTCGCTATCGCATCTACGGTTACTATGCGCGGACGGCAGATGATCGAAGAGACGAAGAACTACGTCGAGGCCAACTTCCCAGGTGCCAAGGTTCGATATGGTGATACTGATAGTGTCATGGTTGAGTTTGACGTCGAGGGCCGCAAGGGTCAAGAGGCGATCGACTACTCGTGGAAGCTCGGCGAAGAGGCTGCCGAGGCTTGCACGAAGCTGTTCAAGGCGCCGAACGAGCTGGAACTTGAAAAGGTTTACTGTCCGTACTTTCTGTACTCGAAGAAGCGCTACGCGGCCAAGATGTATGAGAAGGACAAAATGGGTGCAATCGCCTTCAAGAAGATTGACGTCAAGGGTCTGCAGGTGGTCAGGCGCGATAGTTGTCCATTCGTGCGCGAGACGCTCAAGGGTCTTTTGGGACAGATTCTCGAGTCGAGCGACCCTGTACCGGTCATCGAGACGGCTCGAGCCGCCGCCCGGAACCTGATCCAGGGTCAGGTGCCCATGGAGAAGCTTCTGATGAGTAAGCAGCTCGCATCCGCGTACAAGGTGCCCATGCCTCATGTGACGGTCCGGGACAAGATTCGGGCGCGCGCACCAGGTTCAGAGCCTCAACAGGGCGACCGCGTCTCTTTCGTGATCGTCAAGGGTGAAGGAAGGATGTACGAAAAGGCGGAGGACCCTGTGTGGGTCACGGAGAAGAATGTACCGCTTGATTTCCAGTACTATTTCACGAACCAGTTCAAAAAGCCCGTACAGGACCTGCTCGAGCCTCTCGTGAGTGCCGATCTGATTTTCGACAAGAAATTCATGGCCAAGACGGAGAGTTCCACTGAGGTGGCGGCGCGCAAGGCGTTTCTGACCATGTTCGGAGCAAAGGTCCATAAACAATAACACCCCAGTAGTAGTATGGAGAAGCAGATCCTCGACTTGATCGAGGATGAGGTGACCCGCCGTGTGCAGCTACGCATGGCGACTGCACTCGAGGTGATCTCAGGGCTGTACGAGATCCCGATGTCCCGACTCATCAAGGACACGGTCAGTCTAGATATTACGGTCTGCAAGGGTATTCTGAAATCGGGCCGGCGCTGTCTCAAAACACCCTTCGCCAACGGATTCTGCAAGTTTCACAGAAAGCAGGGCCCTGAAGAGCCTGCGGCCCCTGTGGTTGAAGACGACGGTTCTGCCCCATGGGACTCTTAGAGAAATAGGACGTACTTAATTTAATGTCGAAATCGGAGGTTCTCTTGACGAGTCTCGCTCGATTTTTTGAAGTGACCGAAAACAGGGCCCAGCTTCATGAAATTCTGGGGGGACGGAGTAGCCGCCCTGGAATTTCACTTCGTAAATTGGAGTGGTTCGTGACCAACTATTCCAAGAATCAGCACGTGACCTATACGGCTCCGAACGGTAAGATGTTCACGGTCCACGTCGCGTACAAGTCGAGCCTGGACGGATACTCGAAGAAGCTCTTCGACCCCTTCTGCCGGACGGCCCGCATCGATTTTCAGGGCTTGACGACGACGGTCGCCCAGCTCAACTTCATCAAGTGGTGTATCACGAACGGAATCATAGGGTACCTCATCAAGCAAATGGCAAGCGCGCAAAGCCATCCCGGAAGTCCAGAACCGTGTAGCCATAGTAAAACAGGTACAGATTGTATCCCTGTGTAATCTGAGACGTGTACGCGGGATTGAAGTTTAGGGTCAGTGTACTCGTCTGTGAATTTAACTTTGAAAAGTCTAAAAATCCCCCCTGATTGTACTCCTTGGGCGTCAACCCGAAGGAGTACATGTATATGTTGCGCGAAGGCGCCGACAAGGCGTGCTCCAAGGGTTGTTTAAAGGAGTAGTACAGGGACCCCTGGAAAGTACTCAGAATATCGACGTTATTCAAAGTAATCTTGGCGTTATCAATAACGTCGATGTAGTTGTTCGGGATGTTGTTCGACGACTGGAACGCAAGGGCCACACCCGTCTGGATGTAATCTGTCGTGTACCCATAGTTGTACCGGGTGTCGTAGTACAGACCGCTCGGTGCTCCAGATGCGTCCCGGACAGACTCGTAATTTTTGTTCCTAAAGAACCAGAACAGACTCTGGACCGGAAAGTTGGCTGTGAGCTGCAGCTGTGGCGCACCACCCGAAAACTCGAGAGTCGATTCCTTCTTAACCTTGGGCACTATATAGCGGAGCTGTGTGTTCTGATAGTAGAGCTTCTCTTTGTTGTCCAACAGAATCTCTTCCGTGATGAGTCGTGGATTAATCATATCAAAGTTGGTCGTGGCGTTAGACCACCAGTACACGGGGTGGAACGTGAATCGGACGTAGAGCTTCTGGTTCCACATGGCGCACAGAGGGAAGTGGGGCTTGCGAATCCTCTCGCGGTCAACATTCGCGTGCGAGTGTCGGCGACAGAAGAAGAACTCGAGCGGACACACGACGTCGATATTGGTGTTGGATGTGGATGCCGACACGTTAGAATTAAGTCCACCGACTACGCTAAACATACCCTTTTGCTCATCGGCGTCCAGAAACACCTGGTCACGGATGATGTACCAGTCGTCATAGAGCGTCTCGATGACCGTCTCATTCACAAGGAGATCCACCTGCTTTATGAGGGCCCGGCCTATGTTCTCGTTGATGGCGTACGCGTTAGATTGGCGCGGAATTGTGCATTTGAAATACATATTAGACAAAAGGTGGCCGAGGGTCTGTGGGAGGAGCTCTATCTGGATAGTCTGGTTTTGGTACGTGGGACTAGGGGGTGGAAACGGTATGACGCGCTGATACATTACAAAGTTTGTGTGCTGTTTAAAATCTGGGTTCCATTTGGATTTTCCATAGTCCCTGTTCGACATGAACTCGTCTTGAGGCCCCGTGGCCGCCAGGGACAGAACAGAACCGGTACTGAAACCCCTGTTCTTCACTTCAATCATATTCAGCGGGGCACTCGGCTGGTCATCTATGTCCGTATTGAGGTCACGCATGTACTTGGTGCGCTTACCCCCCATGACGGCCGGATTGATCTCGATTGGCGGCATCTGCTGCAAATTTGAAGTTGTAATTGTGCCCGGCTCGAAGATACTCACGAACTTGGGCTCGACGACCATGGCCGCCCCACCCTTCACGTAAATGCGACGGCCGGTATTTGGTATCGGCTTGCGGTCCAGGGGTTCTATCACCATGGTGCTCGCCGCGTCCGATTTGGTAAAGGAGTTGGCTTGCACATTTATTTCCGAAATTTTAGACGGTCCGATGGTCGGCAGGCCGACCACATACCATCCGACAGCCGTCCCGTCAGGGGGTGGCGCGCTAAAGAAA